CACCTTGACCAGCCGTAGAACCAGTACCAGTTGCGCCACTATAACCCTGATTGGCCGTGCCTGTGCCCGGCGATGTGTTGTTATAACCTGTGCCGCCACCCGAACCACCATTACGACCTGACGCATTATCAAACCACGACCCACCACCACCACCACCTGTCGATGTGATCGTGCTAAACACCGAACTGTTTCCGTCACCGCCCTGCGATGCAGACGAATATGTTCCTGTTGCTGCACTACCACCAGCACCAACAGTCACCGTGTTACTGACACCAGCCGTGACCGCTAACGCTGTTTCTAAACTTCCGCCACCACCTGTTGCCGTAACTGTGCTACGCAAACCACCAGCACCACCGCCACCTGCATAACCAAAACCACCAGCCGCACCACCCGCCACCACAAGGTAATCCACCGCTGTAGGTGCGCTTAAACCACTATGAACACCTGCAAGAATTTGCATGACCTACGCCGACAAATTGCCGACAACAAACCAAGTGTTCGTGTCGGTCTTGACACAAGTAGCAACCGCGTATTGTGCCGACAATTTAAGTTTTGCACCAGCACTATTTAATGTCACGCCAGCGCCTGCCGTAATCGTGACCTGACCTGCACCAAGTTGCGCAATATTTATTTGCGTACCAATACCATACGCAACACTCGAATTTGGCGGAATAGTCAACGCAATCGCTGACGCATTCGAGCAAGTGATTAACTTGCCGTCATCAGCCAACACGGTTGTGTATGTCGTGCCGGTTTGCGCGTTGATTGCGATCATCGCTGTCGCGACTGCATCTAATTCGGCTGCCAGCAGAACCTGTCCTGCGGTGAAATCCTGTCGTGTTGCCATAAGTTACCTCACTTTATCCTAGAACATTGGTTGATGGTGCGATGATGCCATAGACGGGGTCATTAAGTATTAATTCGTAGACGATCGTTGTCGGTGCAGTAAAATACATGACGCTATGGCCGCCGCTGACCGTGATCGTGTGCTCGACACCTTCTACCGATAATTCTTGTGCCAATTCAGTTGTGCCTGCACCGCTGGCAAAAGTTTTCTCAATGGTAATGGTGTCACCGATATCAATGACCGCTACTGCGTCGCGTTGCGCTGTAGTCAATTTGTTTAGGTTTGTGCCTACCGCCGTGTACCGTGCCTCAGGCTCAGGCTCAAGTAGATAGTTTGCGAGCGCCAGCGCCGCTGTGTCGTTATGCAGTAGCGAGTCGGTGATGCTGGTCGTTTGTATGAAATATTTTGCTTGGCTGGCTGCGTCGTCTGCGACTTCTTGTGTGCCACCTTTGATTGCGACCGCTGCACGGTTCACAACCTGATCTGCCTCGAATGTGATGCCTACTTCGTCGTACGGTATGTTTGTGCCGTCATCATGAAAGTCTGCTACTGGCTGACTGAGTGTGTTGCCGATACGCGGCTGGAATGTCAGATCGCCGTCACGCGCCATGAACAGTCGACCCTGTTCAGCGGTGTTTATTTGGTTGCAATAGTCGAGCGTGTTAGTGCCTTCGTCAACGGTGAACGCTGCCGCGCCACCCAATGTTTGTGTGCCAGTGCTGATGTTGCGTTGCCCGATTGGGAAGTCAACTTCGGGCAAATCTAAAACCGCTGTCAGTCGAACGCTGGTCAATTCCTCGCTGACATTAAATTCTGCCATATAGGTTTGTGCAAGCAAATAGAAATCGTCTGCACAATAAACCGTCACCGTGTCAAGACCACCCAACGCGAAATTGTAGTCAAAATTCACAATGTAACCGTTGTACAAATACTCTTTGACATTGATATTTGAGTAGCGTGCCAAACGCACTTTGCGCATCGGCGCTAAACCAGGCTGCGCTGTTGCAGCGTCATAATACGGTGACAAAGTATCAAACGGATTAAACAATCCTGCCGTGTCAAGCATGTTGAACGACATCGTGCCAGCGCTGAACTGGTCGCCTTGATCGCGTCGACCACGCTTCACATTGATCGCGTTGATACCTGTCGTCACATCGGCAAAGTTTGTTGTACCGTCAAGCACATATTGCGTGTTATTCAGCACACCAGCGACCGCGTCATCAAGTATGAACGCGTCCTGAATGAAACCTGTGTCAATTTCTAGGCTGTAATTGCCAGCACCAACGATCGCTGTGCCAGCCATTATGCAACCTGTATTTGTGCTGGCCCTGCTGACCTGTTGTACGCCCGTATAGCGTTCACGACCGCTTGCCCGATCTCGGCGCTAGTCGACAAACCGCCAGTCACATTCACTGTCACGCCACCAACACCGCCGCCACGACCCAACGGCACAATCGCCTCAGGACCTTTCTCACCGACCATCGCCAAAGTAGGACGCGTCACAATGCCACCATCAGCAAAACCCGGAATACTCATACCGCCCAAGAAATTTCCGATCGCTTTGACACCCGGTATTTTGCCTATCGCACGAATCAGATCGGCAATAAAATTAATTGCCTGTTTAATCGGATTAATAATGAACCGGTAGAAACCGTCACTAAATAGTTCAAATCCTTTGCTGACAATGCCGAATTTCTTTTCTAATATAAATAATGCCGCGACAAACGCCGCTACTGCAATAATGACCAGTCCGATCGGATTGGCTGACATTACAAAGTTGAACACCGCTTGCGCTGCCGACGCGACCTGTGTAGCGATTGCAAATGCTTTAATTGCGATGTTTGCGACAATGATCGCTGCCGCGAAACCGCCTATGACACCTGTGATGATGAGAAACAGTTTGGTGTTTTCTTGTGCCCACTTGGCAAGCGGTGCCAAAATTTCTAACAACTTTTGCAACACTGGCAACAGCGCCGCACCAATCGATTCTTTAGTTTCGTCAAGCGCAATTTTCATTGACTTCATGCGCCCATCAAATGATTCGGCTGCGACCGTTGCTGCACCACCAAACGACACCGCTAACGCATCAGTAATTTCAGCCATGCTCGATTCGGAACTTATAACGCCTTTAAGCGACGGGTCTAATTTGGTTAATGCAGAAGTTGACCCGTTGTATGCTTTACCTAATGCCAGCGTGACAGTTTCTAGGTCTTTGCCAGTTGCCGCGCTAATGTCCAACGCGGTATTCATCAAATCTTGTGCCGCCTCAACCGAACCAGTCGAGCGCACCAAGTTCGCCATCGCCGGACGCAATTCATCGTCGGCTACCGCAAACGCACGCGACATGCCCGATATAAATTCCTCATTGCTGGCAATCACATCATCAGTTGCCATCGCACTCGTGCGCAACTGTTGCGCCAACAAATCCTGTGCCTTCTGATCCTCGACCGCTGCCGCTGTCGCCAAACCTAAACCAGTCGCCAAACCACCCAACACCGCGATAGCCGGCACCATCGCTTTCTTTAATGCAAACCCTGTTTTGGCTGCCGTGCCGTCAAGCGACTTAAATTCTGCAATCGCTTTGTCAAATCCTTTTGAGTCGAGTGACGAAATTATCGGGATATTAATTGCCATGTTGCACCTGCATGTTTCTGTTCAATTTGGTCATGACGCGTTCAACTATTTGCATGACTTCGCGTTCTACTTCGTCACGGTTGCGTTCGACCGCTATGTCGAGCGCTCGCGGCGCTTGCCCTTCTTCCATGTTTAAGTTGGCCACAAACTGTGTGCTACTTGACTTGATACCTGCATGATCATAGATAGCGGCGGCTGCGTCCTTTTGTTGAATGACCATCAACTGATATGGCGTGCCCTTAAAGAATGTTTTATCTTTGCCACCAAACTGCACGACCTTATCTTTGCGCGCCGATTGACCGACCTTAATTTTGAACCCGGCTCGAGCCTTCTCATTAGTCCAACGCACCTCACGACCTTTGATCATTGAGCCGCGAACCATGCCCGATAGCGGTGCACCGTTGCCTTTGCTGTTCGGGAATGATGCAACCAATTCGCGTGCCGTAGAAATAATTTTGACACCAGCCGCTTGAATATCTTTAGTGACCTGTTTGCGATACACCTTGTCAAATGAATTAAGTTCAGCCAACGCTTCTTTAATGCCATGTATTTCAGGGATTACATATTCGGCTGGCATCAATGTGCCTTGCGATCTTTGTTAATCATCTCAATGACGGTGTTCATGTCGTCCAATTCAAATGTGATCTCAGACGGCCAAAATCCTGTTGCCACAAGAATCTGCGCTAATCCGTAGCGGTAAGAACCGCGTCTACTTTTGGGTCGTTTTGTTCCACCACTTCCAGGTTCTTGATTGACCTGATGTAATCGTCTAATAATGCTGGCACGGTGATGCCTTGTGACCGTGATGATTCATACGCCATGTACGCCAAATCCTCGATGCCAATGCCTTCGCTGATCTGTGATGCTTTGCGTTTGTATTTGCGTTCCCACATAACGATCGTCATCATGTTTGTTGTAACGGTTTCGGTTTTGTCCTCGAATGTGACTTTCAGTGTTAATTGCATGCGTGTACCTTCCCGGTTGGTCTTGCGTTGTTAGTTCTCAGCGGCCAATGCCGCGCCATTACGAAGTGGTCTTTGTGAGCACGCCACCAGTGAATGTAAGCGTGATAGTTGACAGTTCGCCAAGCGATGCGTTGATCGGTGTGTGTGACTCAAGGTATGCGCCGACCAGTGTGTAGAACGGATTTGTTGCACCGACAACACCTGACGCTGGTGCAACAATCAAAGTTGTTTGAACACCGACCAAACCAAAGATCGTCGCCTCAGTTTCTGACGCGGCATA